TCGTTAAAGATGAGTTGTTTGGTGATGGTCTGTTTAGTACAACAGGTGATGGTACTATTGACCGTCAGCTGAATACTGCACGGACAAAGAACAGTAACTTTAAAGCACGTTCTATGATTGGTCCTGGTGGTGTTCGTATTGAGTATAACGAGTTGCTTGGTCCCGGTTTAAGTAACTGGGTTGCTGCTGTAGCTAATACAGTAGATAACTTTGACATGCTTGGTGAATCAGCTCTTGAAAATGCATTCCCAAAACTTAGCTTTATTCTTGCTGCTGCATTGACAGACCCTGCTGGTATTTCTGCCCTACGTCCTTTGGTAGAAATGCTGAGTGGTAATGAATTTGCTATGAACCGTTTTGCTGCTGGTCAGATCAACTCTCTTGGTCCTTTGGCTGGTGCACGGAATGAGCTTGGTAAAATCCTAGATGGTGGTCTGAAAGATTATAACAATAACGTCATTGATATGATAAACAACCGTAATAGGTTTATTGGTTTGGTTGATGAAACAAATCGTCTTCCTACTGTTATTAGTCCTATTAGCGGTGAAGCTCCTAATAAATATAGTTTCCTACAACGTGTCTGGAACTCACAATCTCCTTTGAAAATCCATCCAGCTATGACAAAGGAAGAAAAGTTCTTGTATGATATTGAATATGATGTATCTTCTGCATTTAAAAAACGTCAAGGTGTTAACCTAGATAAAAATGAGCGTAATGCTTTGAATGCTGAAATGGGTCGTCAAGCGTACTTCCGTAAAGAAGTTGCTAAAATTATGAAGACAGCAGAAGCCCGCAACACTATTAATGAGTTGAAAGCTTTGCGTCGTCCTCCTAATTTTGTTGGCTCTCAGGATACACCTATTGGTCAATACGATCAGATTCATATGATGCTGCGAGAGGCACAGAAGGAAGCAGAGGAACGGGCATTTAATATGCTTACTCCTGAAATGAAGGCTGCTATTGAGCAGCGTATTCGGGTTAAGCAGATTAACTCAACTCGCGCACAGCAAGGTCTCGGACCTATCCCAACTAATCGTTATTAAACAACATGGCGTGCACTGACGTACAAACAATTCAAGCTGGAAACGGGTCAAAGACACAATTCTCTTTTGACTTCCCGTACATTTTTAAATCTGAAATCCACGTTTATTTTTGGAACGCGGTAACAAAAGAATACGACGAAAAACTTACGACAGATAGCACCTATCCCTGGCGTATTACTGATGCTAACCCTACTATTGTGGAGTTCACCAGTACTGCGCCCCCGTCTCCAGCCACCCCTGTTGACCCAGGCGAGCAGACTGTTGACAATGTTAAGATCCGCCGGATCACTAAGGTTGACGACATCCGTGCTTTATTTAACCCTGGTTCAGCCATTCGTTCTGATGACCTGAACAAAAATTTTGAGCAGCTTCGTTATGCTGTTCAGGAGTCCAATTGTCAAGGAATCCCTGATGATGTTGATCAATATCTAAAAGATTACTATTGGAATAATTTTGACGATACTGTTTATTCTACTGAGACCTGGGTTAGTAGTGATGCTAAACTTGCTACTACTGCTGCAATGGATCAGCGGTTTCAAGATGAAGCAACGGAAACATTAACTAAAGCTGAGTTAGCTGCTGCTAACAACGTAATCCCCAATGATGACGTAGCGGTACCTACCACAGGCGTTGTTAAAGACTACGTAGATCATGTAGTTGAAACTGACGTTCTGGTTGACAGCAGTGGTCTGCAAAAGTCTGCAACTGGTGGTCAGGTAACACTTGGCATTGCTGCAGGTTCGGTTGATCTTGATCGAATTAAAGCAGACGATATTATTACTTCATCAGAATCTAATCCAAATAACGATACTACTATTGCCACAACAGCTAAAATCGACGATATGATCGATGCTGCTATTACTGGTGATATTGCAGGTTCTGATGGTGTGTCTATTACTAATGATGGTGATGGCACGATTACTGTTGGTTTGACTAACAGTTCTGTTGATTTTGATAAGATTAAAGACGACGATAAAATTAGTGAGGCTGAGCAAAACGCTGGATCGCCTTCACCTGCTGACAACAATCTTTTTACTGGTGCAGCAGCAGCACGTCGTTTTGACACCATTGTTCAAACTACTACTCCTACAGGTAACACCTGGGAAACTGGTAAGACTTGGCTGCAAAACGATGACAACCAAACTCTTAAGATCTGGAACGGTAGCACTTGGCTAGACGTTGCGTCTGGCGGCTCTTTCCGTACTCAGGATAAGGTTATCTATGTTGATGCTACTGGTGGTGATGACAGCAAGTCTGGTCACCGCATTAGTGGTCCTAAGCTGACTATTAAAGGTGCTATCGCTGACATTAACGCTGACATCAGCACGTCTATTAAAACTGCTGGTTCTGGTTATGCTGATGCTACCTACTCTAACGTACCTCTAACTGGTGGTACTACTGGTTCTGGTTTGCAAGCTGACATCACTGTCAGCGGTGGTGCTGTGACTGCTTGTACTGTTACAAGTACTTCCACACTGGAAGAGTATCAGATTGGTGACATCTTGTCTGCCTCTGATTCTAACCTTGGCGGTAACGGCGGTTCTGGGTTTGAACTGGAAGTGACTGGTGGTGGTGATGGTATGACCGTCATCGTTGCTGCTGGTGTCTACCAGGAAGTTGCGCCTATTCAAATTAAACGTCGTAACGTATCCATTATCGGCATGGCTCTACGTAGTACGATTGTACACCCAACTGTTGCAACTGAAAAGCCATCTAATGCTGGTAACTCAGCTTTGTTTGAACTGAACAGCGGTTCGTTTATTCAAAACCTGACGTTGACTGGTATGCAGGCTAGCAGCTCTGGTACCAACTCTCTTGATGCTACTTTGCCTGATAAGCAAGGTTGGAACTTTGCGTTCTACAACAACTGCTATATTACTAAATCACCTTATATTCAGAATTGTACTAACTTCTCTGATAGTGAGATTGATAACAGTAATCTTCGTGCTCACCGCCCACGTGGTGGTTCAGCTGGTGACACCGATTCCGCACCTACTGGTGGCGGTATGCTGGTTAACGGTGCTGTACCTAAAAACACCAGTCCACTTCGGTCTATGGTTGCAGACAGCTACACTCATGTTGGCTTGAATGGTCCTGGCATCCTTGTTACTAATAATGGTTATGCACAGTGTACTTCTAGCTATGCATTCTTTAACAAGTACCACATCAAAGCTTTGAATGGTGGACAGGCTAATCTGGCTGCATCTACCACTGACTTTGGTGCTGAGGCACTGGTTGCTGATGGCAAATCAACTACTGCAATTTTTACTTCTACTGTAGATGGTGCAGCATCTGATGGAGCAACTACGTTTAACATTAATGCACCTACTGCTGACGCTAGCTGGCATGGTACTGCTACGCGACCTGGTAGCAACATGTTGGTCACTGTTAATAGTATTACCTATCCTGTGTTGTCTGCTGCTGCTAATGGTAGCGGTTGGACGGTTACAGTTAGCCGACCTAATCCTAGCCTTAGAAGCGACAACCTTGGTTTGAATGGTGCTATTGCAGATGGTGCAGCTGTATCGTTCTTCCTACGCTCTATGATCGCTTCTAGCGGTCACACGATGGAATATGTTGGTAGTGGTACTAATTACAACGCACTACCTGAAAACGGTGGTGTACCTGATGATACTAAGCAGGTTGTTGAAAGCAACGACGGTAAAGTCTGGACTGCTACAACAGATCACAACGGTAAATTTTCCGTTGGTGATTTCTTCCAAGCAGACCAACGTACCGGTTTTGTGTCATTTAGCGGAGGTTCTGTCGCCTTTGACGTTGTAACCGACCAATCACCTCAGCTTGGTGGTCAACTGGATGCACAAACTAATAAAATTGTCAACCTTGGTACACCTACTGCTGCTGCTGATGCTGCTACTAAAGCATATGTAGACAGTCAAGTAACTGGCGCTGATGCTGCTTTTATTGAAACAAACCAAACCCTGTCTACTAACAAAACCATTGCTGCAAACATTAACGCAGCTTGCGTAGGACCAATGGCGGTAGATAATGGTGTCACACTAACTATCTCTGCAAACTCTAAACTCGTCGTTCTTAACTAATCATGGCATACGGAAAAATTAAAGCTGACGCTATCGTCTACGATAACAGTGGTAGCGATGTAGAAGTCTCAACTGCTGATATTACTGGCAAGGCTAATCTTGCTTCGCCAACTTTTACTGGTACTCCTTCAGCACCTACTGCATCACAAGGCACAAACACAACGCAGATCGCAACGACTGCTTTTGTCAATGCAGAAATTGCAGCAGACACAGCAACTCTTGCCCCGTTGGCATCCCCTAATTTTACAGGTATCCCTGTAGCACGTGGGGACGGTTCTTCTACAGATGGACAAATCCAACTGAATTGTTCTCAGAATTCTCACGGTGTAAAAATTAAAAGCCCGCCTCACAGTGCTAACGCTTCTTACACTTTGACACTGCCTAATGATACAGGCACTAATGGTTACGCCCTTACTACTAATGGTTCGGGTGTCACTTCGTGGACTCAGCTTCAAGCATTTGACGCTGACACTGCAAAGACGGACGTTGCACAGACGTTTACTCCTGCTCAAACCTTTACTGCTGCAAGTGTCCACAACGGTGGGCTGACTGTTGACGGTCCTTACAAACAAGCTGCTGAAGCTGTCAGCGCTTTGGACATTGATCTGAGCACTGGCAACTACTTCACCAAAACCATTACCGGCAACTCTACCTTTACCTTCTCGAATCCTCCTGCTACTGGCACTGTTGGTTCTTTTACTCTTGAACTTACGCACACAGGTGGCACTGTTGCTTGGCCTTCTAGCGTCAAATTCAACGCTGACACTGCCCCCACTCTTACCACTGGTAAGACCCACCTCTTCTTTTTCGTAACTGACGACGGTGGAACCCGCTATCGCGGTGCTGCTCTCGTCGATTATGTGAACTGATTATGGATCCTATTACTCAACAACAAGCCCTGGCAGCCGCCGGGGCGGCAGGTGATAAGGCGTTGTACGTCGATGACGTGTTCAGCACTTATGTGTATGAAGGAAATTCAACAGCACGTTCAATTAACAATGGCATTGATCTAGCTGGAGAAGGTGGCTTAGTTTGGATAAAAAATAGAGAATCATCCGGGGCTGATGATCACGCTTTGCATGACACGGAAAGAGGTGCTAGTGATGGCTACCTTGAGGCAAATTCTAATGACCCAAAAAATACTGGTAACACTACTAATGGCCTGACATCTTTTAATAACAATGGTTTTAGTCTAGGTTCTGATAATTATTGGAATGTTAATTACACAGGAACTGACATTGTTTCCTGGACCTTCCGCAAATGCCCTGGATTTTTTGATATTGTTACTTACACTGGAAATGGTTCAAATCCGCGCACTATCAGTCATTCTTTAGGTTCAAAACCTGGCATGATGTGGGTAAAAAGAACGGATAGCTCAGCGGAATGGCATGTATATCACCAAAGCCAGGGCGCTACAAAATATGGGACGCTAGATGAAAACTATGCGTTTGCTTCAAACTCGAATCGCTGGAACAATACGGAGCCTACGTCAACACAATTTACTGTCGATGTTCAAACTAACATAAGTGGAGCTACTTACGTCGCCTATTTGTTCGCCCACGATGATCAATCGTTTGGTGAAAATGAAGACCAGTCGATCATTAAGTGTGGGAGCTACCATGGCAATGATGGGACTCAAGCCATTGATTTAGGGTTTGAGCCTCAGTGGGTGTTAGTCAAACGGGCATCTGGGGGCACCGGTAACTGGATACTAAAGGACTCGATGAGAGGAATGCCCTCTTCATCAGTTGGTAACCTTTGTTTGTACCCGAACCTTGATATTGCCGATAACGCCGCAGGATATTGGAAGCCAAGCTCAACAGGGTTCATTTTAGAAGGAAACGCTACGGACCACAACGCATCTGGTTCCGAATACATCTACGTTGCAATCCGCCGTCCGCATAAGCCGCCCGTGGCTGGAACGGATGTGTTTGCTATTGACACGCTGGGTGCTACTTCACCCACTCCTCCAGGTTGGACAGCAGGTTTTACGGTTGACTGGGAATTTTCAAAAACCACAACTAATACCAGCAGCTTTGAAACTATTACTAGGCTGACCAATGCAAAGATGTACCTTGATGAATCCTATGGGGAAAACTCTGTATATGGAACCAGCGATTCGTTTGACTACAACACAGGTTGGAGTGATAGCACCGGACCTAATTCTAATAACCATTCTTGGATGTTCCGCCGCGCTCCAGGGTTTTTCGATGTTGTCAGCTATTCAGGGACAGGAACGACTCAAAATATTAGCCACAACTTGGCAGCTATACCAGAGCTAATGATCCAAAAACGACGCTCTTCTGCCGGAGGTTGGAATGTTTACACCAGCAGCCTTGGTTCATCTAAATATATTCAACTTGACGGAGATTATGCAGAAAATGGCGCTGGTTCAACCTGGGGAAACGCCGACCCAACTGCTAGCGTGTTTTCAATAGGAGGATCGTCATCGGCAGTCAACAAAGTTAACAATGATTATCTTGTATTGCTCTTTGCTACGTTGCCCGGCATATCAAAAGTAGGCAGCTACAGCGGCACGGGTAACAACATTGACGTTGATTGTGGTTTTACCGCAGGTGCTCGGTTTGTACTCATCAAGCGCACCGACTCTAGTGGTGATTGGTATCTTTACGATTCAACCCGTGGCATCGTCAGCGGAAACGACCCTTATCTCTTGGTAAATGTATCAAATGGTTCTGAAGTTACAGGCACCGACTATATTGATCCGCTCAATTCAGGTTTTACAGTGACCTCATCAGCTCCTGCTGCGCTGAACACCTCTGGCGGCAATTACGTATTCCTTGCAATTGCTTAAACATAACTAACTATGGAAATCCGAAATCGTGAAACTGGTGCCGTAACCACCATCAGCCAATTCAAGGCAAGTTACCCAAATACAAGTTTTCCAAAAGTCATCACTGCCGACATCCTTGATGGTTTTGGTTATGACCCTGTACTGAATGGTGCAGCAGCAACCGTGACTGCACCGTATGGCGTCAGCACCCGTGATGGTGTTGAGCAAATCGACGGTCAGTGGTTCACCAAGTTTGTCGCTGGTCCGGTCTTTACCGATACCACTGACGAAGATGGCAACGTAACTACTGCTGCTGATAACGAAGCTGCATATCGCGCCCAGGTCGATGCCAATGCAGCAGAACGTGTTCGCACTGAGCGCAACAAAAAGCTTGCTGACACTGACTGGACCCAACTTGCTGACAGCACTGCTAACGCAACTGCCTGGGGTACATACCGTGCAGCCCTGCGGGATCTGCCTACTACTGATGGCTTCCCTCACAACGTTACTTGGCCCACTGAACCTTCCTGATACTTATCATGATCACCCTTATCCGTCCAATTCTTTTTTCATTTCTCAATTCTGAAAAAGTTAAGCGTCTTATTGTTGATCTTCTCGCCAAACTGGCAGAGCAGAGCGACAACACTGTCGATGATCAGGCAGTAAAATTCATTGAACGCGGTTTGTTCGGTGGACCCCTGGAGTAATCCTCCGTCATTTCCTTCTCTAACGCTCCCAGAAGCGCCTGTAATGCCTGCGCCGGTCCTAGAGGTACCAAGAGCTCAACT